GCAGACTTGGATAGGCCTTACTCAAAAAGAGTGAAGATAAGTGATAGAAACGAATACTTAGATTTTATCCGTTCAATGCATATCGGTGTCGGTACTTTTCAAAAGTACTCTGCTTGGTCTATAGCAACTACTGATTCACTTAGTATGGGTGTTCCTTATATTTTGCCAAATAAGCTATGTTACCCCGAAATGGTTGGAAAAGAATACCCACTACTATACGATGGTAAGGATGAATTTTTGAAGAAGATAAACGGAGCGTTAGACGGCGATGGTAGTGTAGATAAAGCTAAGACTTACCTAAAATCAAAGATACATGAGTTTCCGTGGGCCAGTAGAGTTCCTCAATGGTTTAATGATTGGAACTTTTTACAACCCGATGCGTTTGATATTATAGGAGAAAAAAGTGAGTCTTATCATAAGATATTAAATTTTATTCACAAAAAGAAATCGGTTACCAAAAAAGAAATATTGGATTTTCTTGGTTGGGGTGTTAGAATATCATTCAGTCCTTACAGAAATAGATTAAGAAAAGAAGATACAATTAGGTTTACAAAAAATAGATATGAGGTTATATAAATGAAACAACTTACAGAGCAGCAAATATTAGACAATTGGGATAAGTTAATGAAACTTATCGAAGATACATTTGAGGGTGATCGTAAAGATAAGCTATTAAAGATGTACAAGTACTTTGAGGATAGGATGTCGGTGGCACCTGCTAGTGGTAAAGCCGCTTATCATAACGCTATGGTCGGTGGTTATGTCGAACACGTATTGCATGTAACGGATTGTGCTTTGAAGATTAAGAAGTTATGGGAAGAGGATGGTGCTAAAATTAATTTTACAGATGAAGAATTAATATTTGCTGCTATGCACCATGACTTAGGTAAGGTAGGGGATTTAACAGAGGATTACTATATACCACAGGATTCGGAATGGCATCGTAAGAATAGGGGTGAGATATTTAAACACAATCCTAAGTTACAATATATGTCCGTAACGGATAGAGCAATTTATCTGCTTAATCATTTCGGTATTCAGATGTCGGAGTGGGAGTATATCGGATTAAGATTAACAGATGGATTGTATGAGGAAGCTAATAAGTCTTATCTGATGTCTTACAATCCGGATTGGTCTCTAAAATCTAATATAGCTTACATCTTACATCAAGCAGATATGATGGCTACACACATTGAGTTTGATGAGTGGAATAGACTTGATGAGGAGACTAACACTAAGATAAGCGATAATATTAAGAAAGCGGTTGGCTCTAAGGAAGAAAAACCTAAACCATCGCCAAAGCTTAGTCAAAAATCCAATGATTTATTTGAAGAACTATTTGGAGATAAGAAATGATTTTAGAAATAATCCTTGTATTGGTATCTCTTTTATTCGTAACTTCTTGTTATGTAATTTGGAATTTAACAACTAAGACAGAGTTATTAGAGAGTTGGATAGAGGATTTTATAAATACAATTGAAAAGGTAAATTCTGATTTAAAGAAGGCTGATTACAGGGGTTCGTTTGAGGCTGATGATGAGGTAGGGTTTATATTTAAGGAAATTAAAAACATAATAAAACAACTAGATAAGTTCAAAGGAGAACAACAATAATGGCAACAGCAGTATCATCATCCAAAAGTGAAAAAGTGGTACAAGTAAAACCTAAGAAGAAGAGGGCTAAAAAGAAAAAAAATTATTATTTTCATCAAGGCACAGAGGATGCTATAATTCTATATAATAAATCAGAAGATCCGTATGAAAGAAATAAGATTTATAATGAGCATATCCGAGCCGCTTTTGATAAGTTGGCTGAGAATATCATTCATACCTTTAAGTTTTATTACTTCGATAGTAATTCTATTGAGGTTAAGAATGAGGTGGTTGCTTTCTTAGTTATGAATATTCATAAGTTTAAAGAGGGTAAGGGTAAAGCATTCTCATACTTTAGTATTGTGGCAAAAAACTATCTGATTCTTAATAACAATAAGAATTATAAGATGGGAAAGATTCATGATAAGATAGATGTTATCGATTATAAGAGAAATATAGTTGGTGAGGAGAGCGCAAAAAAACGCTCAGAGGTAAATTCCCTCTATACAGATGAGCTGGTTAGATTTTGGGAACATAACCTAACTAACATATTTCGTAGAACTAAGGATATAAAGGTTGCTGATTCAGTTTTACATTTGTTTCGTATAAAGCAGAACTTAGAAAACTTTAATAAGAAAGCCCTATACATTTTAATCCGTGAGATGACGGGATCTAATACCCAACATATAACTCGCATTGTAAATGTTATGAAAAAGTATAATAACAGATTGTATAATGAGTTTGATAAAAAAGGTATAGTAGATATTGAATATACCGGCTCTTTAATTAGAGAAGAAAACTAAAAAAAAGGGGAGCGAAAGCTCCCCCTTTTTGTTTTTTAGAACTATTTACGGAATAAACCCACCAGCACCAATAAGGCAACAAGCCCTGCAAATCCGGACTGGCCGAATTGGTTTACAATTGATGTCAGGTTACCAATAACATTAACGCCAAAGACACCAGTTCCAAAAATTACTTCTGAAATTGCGCCTATAGCTATAAAAGACATCATCAGATGAGCTAGGTCATCGATGTAGCCTTTTACCATTGTTATTATTTCCTTCATGTTTAGTCTCCTATTAGTTATTAAAAAAGGGATTTTCACCCTATATATAAATATAATATATATTTGTCAAAAGTTAAGAATGTAGATATTTATATATGTAACTATTCCCTAATTAATAAGAGGTAAATAATGGCTAGCGATTTTGAAGTGTTTGAGGGTAAGTCATTATCGGACTTATTCAAAGACATATACGATAATACAAAAACAAATAAAAAACAATTAGAAGTTCTTATGAAAGAGGTAACATCATTTATTAAGGATGGCGATACCGCTGTGCAGATTATTCCTATGCTCAAAGAGTATTTAGAAATCAATGTAAAGAATGACGATCAATTGGTAAAGGTGGCTGGTATAGTACAACGTATGGTTGCTAATGAGTCTAAAGCAAATGATAGCTCGGAATTTGGTTTGAGTGATGCAGAGAAGGAACAGTTAATGTCCGCTGTTGAGGATGTAGCTAACGATGCACAAAAGTATTCAGATAAAATTACCAAAGAGTCGGATAATCTATTTGAGGAATAATTATGGAACCCGGATATAGAAAAAATACTAAATTTATAATTTCTGATAGAAGCAGTACGGGATTTATTAATAAAAATGAAGCTTTAGATTTAATATTACAACATGCTAACTCAGATGAATTTTATGAGATAGAACCAGCAATAGTTAAAAAAGTTTATTTAGATCCCGAATCCGATGGATTTCCTACTATTTCTAAAGGTAATAATATAATTCCTAATTTAAAACTTTTAGGTTCTATAAGAGTTAGCTTACTACACTCACAATCAGGTGGAGAAACTTTGAATGAATATATTAGGCCTATTTCTCCACATATAGTTCAATATCCATTGAAAGGAGAAATTGTAAATGTTGCTAATTATGGTGGCAACCTTTACTATTATAATCCATTAAATCTTAAAAGTAAAGTAAATATGAATAGAATTGATGGTTTAGCTGGTGAGGGGAAGGTTTTTCCTGAATTGACAAAGTATAATAGACCTGTTTTATCAGAACAAGGAGACACTTTAATTCAAGGTAGATTTGGTCAATCATTACATTTTGGAAGTGATATAAATTTTACGAAACCATTTTTAAAACTAACTGTCGGGCAGGGTAGAAATGAAGCTCTTGTAAACGCAAAAGCAGATGATATTAATTATCCACACATAACCGAAATAAATTCAGATGAAGCTAGCATTCATATAACAACCAACGAACATATACCTTTAAAAACTGCTGCTAAAAGTAAAATGAAAACTGCTAAATTAGGAGGAGCTCAACACTCCGTTATAGCTATGAATTCAGATTCTATAGCTATAAATGCAAAGGATGGTCATATTCACTCTCACGCAAAACAGAATATTAATATAGCAGCCGGTTCTAGTATAAATTTAGAAACAGAATTTGGAGAGATAAAATTAGGTGATGTAGACACTAATAATCCGGTAGTTAAAGGTCATGAGTTGAGAGATTTTTTAACAGACTTTGTTGGTGCCGTAGAAAATTATGTTGATGCTATGAAGGTAGCAGAGAAACCTGATGACAAAATTCTAGCATCGGATAATTTACTACAAGACATATCAGATTTAAAGGATGATTTAGGTCAAAGTGCTATATTTTTTAGTAAAAAAGTTTTTGTTATGAACGATCATAATCCGCCGAACATTAATGCTGAGGGAACTGATAATGCTATATCGAATGGCGGCGGTGATGATTTAGATTTAGAAAGTATGTGGGATGATGTGAGTTGGAATGAAATTCAAAATGTCGAAACCGAAGAATATGAAGTTGAAAAAATAACACCAACAGCAGGAGTAAGGGGATAATGGGATTAGGTAAAGTTGTTAGAGATTTAATAAATGATAAAATAAATGCTCCAGTAAATTCGCAAAAGAATGAGGTAAAAAAAGTAGTGCAATCTATTAGAGAGGGGGGCGATTCAACTGATGTGGACAAAGCTAGAGATACATTAGAAAAGATAAACAAATTAGAAGAAGTTCAAGTGCAATTTGAAAATTATTTTAATCAAGCTAAAAGTTTAATATCAGCCTCCACAGCTTTACAAAAAACTGCTCAGGCTTTAAAAGAAGCTAATAGCATAGGATCCGCTCTAAATCCCGCAGCCGCAGCCATAGCTATAGTGCAAGAAAAATTAGTAGCTAAATTTAAAGAAGAAATAGAAGATGTAAAAAGTGCGGCAGATAGTATAAAACCAGCACTAAATAAATTAAAAAAATCAATATTTGAAATGAAAGACAAACTAAATCAAGCCTTAAAGAACAAAGAAAGATCTGATAAGGTAAAGGCTGAAAGAGATGCTCAGCTTGGTAAATAAATTAAAGTATTATATTTATATAAAATAGGAGTTAGGTATGGCAAAAACATCAAAATTATTATCATTAATAAAAGAAATAGTCAGACAAGAAGTTAAAAAAGAAGTCCAACAGATATTTATTAATGAGGGTATAAAATCTATGGCGAAAAATATTTCTCTTAAAGAAGAGAGTGTTATGGAAGTTTTACCTAAAAGAAAACCTATACCAAAAAAAGAAACTCAGTACACTAAAAATCCTATGTTGAATAATATCCTAAATGAAACTGCTAATGGTAGTGAAATGGAAGAATATCCAACAATGGGTGGTGGAACATTTGATAGTACAAAAATGGCACAAGCTATGGGATATGGTAATATGTTGGGTAGTGCTGAAGAAAAAAGAAAAATGGCAGCTATACAAACAGCACAAAAAGTTGGTGCTGATACTTCAAACAAAGCTGTTCAAGATGTAATGAGTGATTTAACAAAAGATTATAGGGGAGTAATGAAAGCTTTAGATAAAAAGGATGGTAAAATATAATGGCTTCGAGAATAGAAAAAGATTTAAATCCTGATGTTTTTATTGGTATATCATTACCATTAAATTATAATAGTCAAGGATTTTTTAAAAAAACAAAAACTACTTTAGAGCAGACTAAAAGTAATATTAAAAATCTTTTGATGACTATGAAAGGAGAAAGATTAGGTAATCCTACATTTGGTAGCGATTTGATGAGAATCCTTTTTGAGCCAAATACAGAGGATTTACAATCAAAAATAGAGGAATCTATTAGATCTTCTATGGATGAATTTTTACCATTTGTAAATGTCAGAGATATAAAAGCTATTCCATCAAATAGACAGCCAAATGTTCTAAATATAAGACTACAATTTTCTATAAATGTAGATCAGACTGTAGAAACTGTAAGCTTAGATTTAGCGGCTGCCGATGAAATTTACGCTGATCCTACTATTACAGAGGGCACATAACGGAGAAAATAATGCCGTATTCAGTTTCTAAAAAATCAGTAAAGGAAGTTAGATATTTAAATAAAGATTTTTCTTCATTTAAAGCTAATCTAATTGAATTTGCTAAAGTATATTTTCCAAATACATATAATGATTTTAATGAGGCATCACCTGGTATGATGTTTATTGAGATGGCATCTTATGTAGGTGATGTTTTATCTTACTACATAGATAATCAATTTAAAGAAAGTTTATTATCTTTTGCTGAAGAAAAAAGAACTGTATATAATATGGCTCAATCTTTTGGTTATACGCCAAGATTAGCTTCTCCATCTTTAGGAAGAGTAGATGTTTTTCAAACTGTTCCTGCTATAGCATCAGGAACAGGTGGTAGTTATACAACTCAAGCTGATTTATCATATGCTATGAAAATAAATGCAGGTATGCGATTATCATCTAATAATGGAATAAATTTTAGAACTGTGGATGATGTTAATTTTAAATTTTCAAGCTCTTATGACCAAATGAGAATAACCGTATATGAAAGCGCTGCAAATGTTCCAGTAACATATTTATTAAAAAAATCTGTAAAAATAGAGAGCGGTGAAACAGCAACGGAACGCTTTTCATTTGGAGATGCAGAAAAGTTTTCTAGAATTGCATTAGCTAATTCAAATGTAACAGAAATAATTTCTTGTACAGATGATGATGGTAATAATTGGTAT